ATAACATNTTCAATATCAGGTATCAGATAGCGCTCAACGATCTCTATACATTGACATATCAGTCGATGGTCCCGTATTACATGGCGTTCCAACAGATCCAACTATTAGAGCAGCTTCTTGTTGGTAGTCAACCGATCAGATATAACAGGAATACGAATAAACTCCATGTTGATACCGATTGGAATAAATTAACACCGGGTTATTTTCTTGTCGTAGAAGCGTATTCTATCGTAGATCCTGCAGATTATAACGATGTATGGAATGACAGATGGTTACAGAGATATGCAACAGAATTGATCAAGAAGCAATGGGGTTCTAATTTAACGAAGTTTGTCGGTATGCAATTACCTGGCGGATTGACGTTCAATGGCGAGAAGATATATAACGATTCTCACGAAGCGCTCGAGAAATTAGAATCAGAGATGATCACAAGCTATTCGCTTCCAGTAACTGATATGATCGGCTAGCACACATATGGCTACCAACTTTTTCTTTAATAATTTTTCTTCGTCGGGTGAACAAACCCTGATAGAAAATCTCGTGATAGAATCGATCAAGATTCATGGCGTTGATAACTATTACATCCCGAGAAAGATCATTAACCGAGATAATGCTTTTAGAGAACAAGAATTTTCTGAGTACGGTGAAGCGATACAGATCGAGATGTATATCAGGAACGTGGATGGGTTTGAAGGGGATGGAGAATTCCTTTCGAAGTTTGGTGTAGAGGTAAGAGATCAGATAACATTCTCGGTCGCTCTGAGGGTATTCGAGAACGAAGTAGGCTCGGTACTCAGAAGAGATAGNCCGTCAGAAAGCGATCTGATATTCTTTCCTTTCACCAAGGCATTATATACCATCAAGTATGTCAATAAGAAACCTATCTTCTATCAGATGGGTGCTCTCCAGATGTATGATGTTGTCTGTGAACTGTTCGAATACTCAAACGAGATATTCAATACAGGAATCGACATCATCGATAAGACATACAATGCTTTCCTTACTACGACAGATCCTTTTATCGCATTAACTGAGAACTCATTGCAGATACTGACTGAAGACGGATTCCATATTGTCAAAGAAGAATATGATATCGATTATCTCGATCAGACATCGCAGAATGATATATTCGAAGCAGAAGGATTGGATTTCCTTGACTTCACTGAGAGAGATCCTTTCAGTGAGAGCGATAGGAGAGCATAATGTTAGGTAGTTCTCCCTTCTATAACTCATTATTCAAGAAGTATGTCGTGATCTTCGGCACGCTGTTCAATAACATAAAGATCGAACGTAAGAATTCCACAGGAGGTCTTGAGCAGACATTCAAGGTTCCTATCGCATACGGACCTAGAGAAAAGTTCCTTGCTCGTATCGAAGACAATCCTGATGCAGTAGCATTGACCGCTATCAAATTGCCTCGCATGGCATTCGAGATATCTTCCATCAATTATGCGCCGGATCGTAAACTACAGACGATCAATAAGATCGCATCCAGGAAGAACATCAATGGCGTCAATGTATATGATAAGGTGTTCAATCCTGTTCCCTATGATGTGGGATTCAGGCTTGATATCATGGCAAAGACCATGGAAGATGGCCTTCGTATCGTAGAGCAGATCATCCCGTACTTCACGCCAGAATGGACAATATCTGCAAAACTATTAGGCAACGACTTCGATAACGTCACTGACATTCCTGTCGTCCTTGATAATGTTGCGATAGACGACTCATACGCTGCAGATTTTATCACCAGAAGAGTATTGACATTTACTCTCACATTTACGATGAAATGTTACTTCTTTGGTCCTGTGACTGAGAGCAAACTGATCAAGCTGAGCCAGGTCGTCCTTTATGCCGATACGACAGCAAACACAGGAGCTGTGACCACTCTGATCAGGCCAGGGTTGACTGCTACGGGTGAACCTACATCAAATGTAGAATTGTCTGTGGCATTGAGCCAGATCGATGAAGATGATAATTACGGATTTGTGATCACAACGGAAGATAATATATAATGAGAAAAGATATGATTTCTAACTCTTTAGGATTAGATCCAATCGATCAATCTGGTAGATTGACTTCTGTGCTTCCTGCTTTAAAGGCCGAAAAGAACGATGACTACGAATACGCTCGCCGTAATCTATATGATGTTATAGAAAAAGGCAACAATGCCTTAGAAGATATCATGGATGTCGCTAAGCAATCAGAGTCTCCTCGTGCTTACGAAGTTGTCACTAATCTGATCAAGACTATGGTCGATGCAAACAAGGACCTTCTTCAGCTAGCAAAGACGAGAAAAGAATTAGAAGCGAGAGAACCCGAAAAAGCACAAGTGACGAACAATAACTTATTTGTCGGTTCTTCTGCAGAACTTTTAAAGATGATTAAAAATGGTAACGAGTGAGCTCACATATTACTTAGGTAATAAGAATCTAAAACGCAAAGATATCAAGATCGATTATACGAAAGAGCAGATCGAAGAATACATCAAGTGTTCTCGAGATGTCGATTACTTTTGTGAGACTTATGTCAAGATCGTATCTGTCGATAGAGGCCTGATACCATTCAAACCTTTCGACTATCAGAAGAGGATGTTCAAGTCATTCGATGATCATCGCTTCACTATCTGTAAGATGCCTCGTCAGGTCGGCAAGACAACGGGTGTTGTCGGATACCTCCTTCATAAAGTGCTATTCAATGAGAACTATAATGTCGCAGTCCTCGCAAACAAAGAGAGGCAGGCGAGAGAGATATTATCCCGTGTCCAATTAGCATATGAGTGGTTACCTAAATGGCTCCAGCAAGGCATCGTCGAATGGAACAAAGGAAACATAGAGCTTGAAAATGGATCGAAGATGCTCGCTTCTTCTACATCATCTTCAGCGATCCGTGGACAATCATACAATCTCATCTATCTTGACGAGTTTGCGTTCGTTCAGAGAAACATACAAGATCAGTTCTTCGCATCCGTCTTCCCTACGATCTCTTCTGGTCAATCATCTAAGCTGATAATCACGTCTACACCTAACGGGATGAACTTATTCTATAAGATATGGATGGATTCTGTCAACGGAAATAATGACTATGCTCGAGTAGACGTCCATTGGTCAGATGTTCCCGGCCGGGATGAGGAATGGAAAGAACTGATGATCAGGAGCACGTCTGCGGAGCAGTTCAGACAAGAATTTGACTGTGAGTTTCTCGGATCGACCAATACCCTCATCCATCCTAACATATTGTCTAAGCTCGTATTCAATACACCTTTTAGGGAACAACACGGCGTCAAGATATACAAAGAACCTATCAAAGATCATGTATATTCGATAACTGTTGATGTATCAGAAGGTCTTGGCCAAGATAGCTCATCGTTTGTCGTAGTAGATTGTAGCACGATACCGTATGAGCTAGTCGCAACATATAAAGATGCAAATATTTCTCAATTGTTGTTCCCTACGCTTCTTGCTAGCATCGGGAGGTATTATAATGAAGCTTCTATACTAGTCGAAGTCAATATAGGATCTCAGGTCGTCAATATCCTACATCAAGATCTCGAGTATGAGAATGTCGTGATGACTAAGATGAGCGGGCGTAAAGGAACTGTGATCGGCGGAGCTGGGAATCAGAACAGGTTAGGCATCAAGACGACTAAGGTCACGAAGCGGATAGGATGCTCAAATCTCAAGTCTATCATCGAAGGTGATAAGATATTTCTGAATGACTATGATGTCATCAATGAGCTATCTACTTATGTCGTAGACGGAACATCATATAATGCAGAAGAAGGATATCATGACGATCTCGTGATGTGTCTAGTGTTGTTTGCATGGATGGTCAACCAGAATTACTTCAAAGATGTCTCTAATACTGACATAAGAAAAAGGATCGTAGAAGAAGTAGAAGATGATTTTACACCATTCGGGATCATCGATGACGGGCGAGAAGAAATCAATCCACGTCCTATGACTGACAACGAATTTGAGCGATTTCTTCTAAATTGAGATTTTATAAATAAACGTACAAGATATGATTGTTTATATTATAAAAGGAGAAACAAATGGCATTTCAAATAAGTCCTGGTGTTAACGTATCAGAAATTGACTTAACAACTATCGTTCCTGCGGTATCTTCTACAGAAGGTGCTTTTGCAGGAGTTTTTCGTTGGGGTCCTATAGAAGAAAGAGTTCTTATCTCTTCTGAGGATGAATTGGTCAATCAGTACGGTAAACCAACAGCAAATAATTTCGAAACATTCTTTACTGCTGCTAACTTTCTAGCATACGGTAATCAGCTTTATATCTCAAGAGCAAATGCAGGCGGTAATACAGCTGTAGCAAATACTGGAACAGTAGACGATTTAATTATTAAAAATTTAACAGATTTTGAATATCAGTATTCAACATTGGCAACATTAGCTAATACTGCATTTGCCGCAAAATATCCTGGTGTCTTGGGTAATTCACTTAAGATTTCAGTATGTCCTTCAGCAAATGCGTTTTCTAAAGTAAAATATGCTTATAACGGAACAAATACGGAAATTTCAGCTTTAACAACTGCAAATACTAAATTTTCACTACCAGTTGGATCTAGCGTAGCAAATATTTCTTTTGGTTACACTCAAAATACAGCTACTGCTGCTTTGATGGGTGCGGATTTATTAACCAGACTTACTGTAGGCGATGTTCTTGAAGTAGGAAATACTACTACAGG